ATGTCAATCCCGCTACCGTTGTTGTCTACACACTGGATATCGATTCCGTGCTGTGCGCCGGTTTGAAGGTCTAGCGGATCAGATGCCCCAAGGCCATCAGCCCTAACTTCAAAAGGCCCCATGCGTACCAGAGCGGCAGATGTTACCGGGGTAACGAGTTCGGCGTTCACGTACTGCCCAAAGGTACCCACTGTTGTGTGACCTGATCGGGCTTCATCCCAGACCGCATCAGCGATAGCGCCAGAGTTCACGTTTGTATTGACGTACTCACCAAACGTTCCAGCTGTTACATATGCAGATCGTGAAGCATCCCAGACCGCTGCGGCTGTCTGCGCTGAGGTCAAGCCACCACTACTCAGCGTGACCGTCAAGACCGCACCGTTAGTGCCAGATGCACCACGCACCACGATAGTGACATCAGAAGCACCAGCCGCAAATGCCGCGTTAGGCACATCAAGCCGATACACGCCCGGAACGAGGCTCGACGATATCTCTGCAAAGCCACCAGATGTCCACGCGCCTGTAGGTGTCTGCGTGACCAGCGTTATAGCCACCGGAGCCGACTGATTGCGGACGTAGTATGCCGCTAGACCGGAGGTCGCAAAGGTTAGCCCTGTAGAACCGAGGTAGAGTTCGATGCTTTGGGAGGTGCTGGCTGGAGCGATAGTGATGGTGGAAGCGTTGCGCTCGGTTGGGATGTATGCACCCACACCAGAAGTTATTTTAAAAGTTGCTGCGCCTACATCTGGATTTGCACCTATCCACGTTTGTCCGAATATATCTACCGTTGGAGCATTTGTCGGTGTCCCTGTGCTTTGTACAATGCTTCCGCTGTACGCTCCGAAATAATCTAAAGTGTAGAGATTGACCAGCCTGCTATAGTCTAAATCGTAACCGAATACACCCTGTTGTGAATTTGCACCACTTGCAGGGCCATTACGATCAACAGTGCAACTAAAACGGTTGTAATCTTCAGTCACTGTATTTGCAGACGAGTTGATACCTGTTCCAACGAACGATGCAAATGCGTTGTTATAAAACAAAGTTTTATTAGTGGTGTTACTGCTTCGCAAATAAATCGAACCGGAATATCCTTCCAAAATATTGTTATAGAAAGAAACACCGTTACCGACTGATGTTGCCTCAGAAGGCCCAGTAATCAGAGAACTGTAATTACCATTGATCAAATAACAATCTTTGATTAACACATTAAAATTAAAAGCAGTGCTTGTTGTCGGGCCTTGTACGTTTATACAAGCATAGCCACCGAACACAATACACTTATCAAAGGTGGCGTTTATCGCGGCATTGGTTGTTGTAGTTACAAGCACACAGTTTGAGTTAGCACCACGCCTATACAACGAAAATAAGCAATTCTGAACTGTGTAATTTTTTGAGTTTATAAAATGAGATACAGCACTACCGGACGTTTGTTGATAACCCTCCACATGAAGATTCTGTAGTGTGAAATATGTTTTGTTATCAAAAACCAAAGTAGGAGCGGTTGACGCATAAAACCCTGTGTTGTCACTCGTAAAAGCGGTTATTCGTACTCGCCCAGCTGCAACTCCAGAAAACTGTGCGGCTGTAGGGTCACCACTTACAACAAGAGTATTTGAAACACTCGGAGTTATGCTAAGTGTGGGTGATTCCCTGTATGTGCCGGGGGCTATATACAAAGTATTTACGGCATCTGGTAAAGCCATATTAGCAAAAGCATAGGCTACAGTTGACCACGCTTGATTTGCTAAAGGGCCAGTGCCAGCATTGGCATTATTGCCATCAGGTCTCACATAGTAAGTTGCCATTATTCAGCTGTCCCATTGACTATTTCTTGAGCCATAATCACTGCAAATTGATTGCTGTATTGCTGTTGAAACTGTGCATCCTGTAACACCCACCAACCGAATACACTAGTCCCATTCTCACCGAATGTGCCGAGCAGGTTTCCGTTGTTATCGTAGATGTCACCAAAGACAATCCAATCACCGGGGCTGTTTGGGTTAGGTTCCAGCCGGTAGTTCTGGAAGTTCATTTGCCCACCTTCATCGCATTCACTTGCGTACCCTTGAACGGCATCGTCAAGAACGCCAGAACACTAGACAACGCAGCGGAGACACCCGCCGCTACCGCCTTGCTGCCGTAGAGTGCCAGCACTGCGCCCAGCTCGCTCAGGTCGTGTGCTTCGGATGTGCGAACGCCATCGCCAAAGACCGAGGTAAAAGCAGCTACGAATGCCACAATCACAACGACCACCAATCTTTTGATACTGATGCTGTTCATCTTTGTATGATCGCCTCCAGCGCTGAAACCTTATTCTCGAGTTTACCGAGCCGTTGCTCGATGCGGCGCACTTCCTGCTGTTGTCCATCGAGCGTGTTGATGATGTGTGCCACCTGAGTCTCTAGTCGCGTCAACCTGACCTGTATAGCCACCCATGCGGCACCAATACTAGTAACGGTTATAAAGGCCTGTATGCCAATGGGAACCCACGCCTCTGCCGTCATGATGTACGCTCCACCAGCCCTACGTGCTGTACAAGTAATTCTGTCTGCCCAAAGTCTGTCCCGATTACATCGTAATACTTCGAGTCATCACCCACCCGGTAAACCCTGTCCTGCGGCATCACGTCAGCACCAACAGCAACTATCAGCGTCCACTGGGCAGATGATGCGATAGAACCGCCTACGATCGATTCTGTGTCGCTCTGGTTGGTTAGCCTGGCGTTGTACTCGGCAACCTTGCGCCATGTCTCAGTAGCGCCGCCACGGCCATCTTCGGTAAGCGTGAAGCGGTGAATCTCTACCCGGTCTTGGCAGAGGTTGCGTACCATGCCAGCGCTTATGGTTGCGCGTAGGATAGGACTCATGCGAACACCAGAGGGCGGTATCGCTCTGCCATGCTTAGGCAGTGTGCTTTGAGTTGGCTAAGCTTGACATCGGACGTGCCTTCCTTAGCATCGATGTCACTAGCGCAACGACTAGCCTTTATCATCCACGCTTGGCGGGTTGCGGTGCGAACATCGTAGCGCTCTACGTTGATCGGGCCTTGGTCAACCCACATCAGGGTTGGGTCACCGGTGCCATCTTCCAGCGTGTAGCCCTTGACTTGGTAAGGAGAATAGACAGGGTAATCGGGTTGTGTCGTGCCTGATGTTCCAGCAACCCGGCACTCGTAGACCCTGCCGTTAGGCGTTGTAGGCACTACACGGTCACCGACAGCATAGGTTGTGCTAGCCGCCCAAGTGGTGAACCGTGAGAAAGAATCTAGGATGCTCCCTATGTCGGTTGTGGACATCTGCGGATAACTTTGTGCATCAACAAAAAGTGATACCTGCGCTATCGCTTCGGCTCGTGTCATCATGCTCCACTATCCCACATAAAGAAAAGCCCCCGGCACGTCTGCCGAGGGCTTGAGATACGAACCGCTAGGCTTATGTGGCTGCGGATGCTCCAACGATAAGCGAACCAGGTACACGGAGGGAAGCCGTAGCACTGACGTTGCCAACATCGAAAGCGGAGAAAGCGAAACGCTCGGTTGCCTTGAACGCCAAAGCGTCTTCCACAAAGTAGCGCTGATCCGATACCTCGATGGTAACCGTTCGTCGGTCACCGAATGCAGTACCTACGCTCAGGTCACCCAAGAGGATGTACGGTTTAGACGCAACAAGCGTTTTCTGCATGTTTTGTACAAACACTACCGGATAGCCGTAAAGCATAGGCGTAGGGCCGTACGCATTTGCGATGTCGCTGATGGCGTTTCCACCGAGTGCATCGAGCAGTGGTGCAATCGCGTTGTACCAAATCTCCTTATGCATGAACCATTTCGCGTTAGGTGCATACGTTGGGAGCTTGGCAACCATACCCTTGAGGTTAGCAAGTGTTGGCGCATACGTGATGGTCTGCCCAGTTGTAAATATCTGAAGCGAGGCAATGTTAGCAACGGTTCCAAGGTTGTAGACGGCATACAGGATGCCATCAAGACCAGAAGTAGAATCGACTGCGTTGTTGAAAACAACACGGTCTTCTTCTTTAGCCAAAGCGTACGCCATGTCACGGGCAAGGGTTGCACCAAAGTCGATGATGCTATCTTCGGCCAGCTCTTTAGAAACCTGAGTAAGAACCGATGGCTTCTTGGCAACCAAGTTGACCTGTGCAAAGGTCAAGTCGGAAGCGGTGATAGCGGTATTCTCTCCAGGGTAGTAAACCGTGGTCGATGCCGTTGCGTTAGGAACGTTCAAGACATCGCTAGACATCGGATAGATGCGGCAGTTCTGCCGAGCAATTCCGAACTGCTCACGGAGGTAGATAAGCTCACTCGACAGCGGATCTGGAACCGTGAAACCACCAGCGGTTGTCGTACCTTCGGACTGTGCCTTCAGGTTGTTCTTGACCCACTCAGCGGCCTTGCGGTTGCCCATAATAGAGCGGCCCCACTGGCCCCAGCAGTACGCTTTGTAGTTAGCCTCATCACGAGTACCGGAAAGTGGATTGCGTCCAACGCCGCCCGACTTCCAAGGCTGGTCTACTTGCGCTTCGGTTGCCACAGGGTGGCCTTGTCCGAGTGCCTTGATTGTCTCGATGCGCTCTTCGATGCCCTTGGCTTCAGCCATAAGGCTCTTGACCTGTGCAAGGTCACCGTTACCGGAAGCAAGCTCCCGCGCGGTAGCCAAGACAGATTCTTTTTGATTCTGTAGTTGTGTCAAATTCATAGTTGTGTTAGCAACTCCAGACGTGCCAGCAGTTCCTGGCGTTCGTCATTGTCATGGGCTTTCGCCTCTACTACGAGTTCCGGTTGCACTTCTGGCTGGTCTGCGTCCCGCAGTGAATCCCAGACTACAGGTGCTAAGCGCTTGGCGCTCGCCCGGCTAAGACCGACTGCATCCCGCAGTCGACGCTCTACACCCCGCAGGGATGCGGGTTGTACGCTCTTCATACCGTGCATGGCATATAGCCCTTTAGCACGTCGAGCAAATTCGTCAATGATGGCATCAGCCATGGCTTGATCTGATACCGCTTCGATGGCTCCACAAAGCGCATCGTAGTAGGCTTCAAGCCCTTCGTGTATCAGGTCACCCTCGGCATCATCGTATACCGACATGGCGTATTCTTCCGGGGACTGTTCAGGCATTGGAGCCATGACCATCTCTTCTTCCATATCCATCATAGGCTCCATGCCGTAATACTCCTTGAGGGTTTTTACACTATTACGATACTCGGCTGGTGTTGGGGTAATCGATGCCTCGGCGATAGGCCAGCGTGTGATTTCAGCAGCACCACCCATGCTCTTGCGCTCTACCAGATGACCAGCAGCACCGGAGGAAAAGCCCATCTTGCCTTGCTTGCATAACTTGGCAATCATGGACCCGTACTCATCGGCCATGTCTAGTTGGGCTTCATACCAAAGCCCGGTATCGTCCATCTTGATGAAGCCTGTACCGATGCTCTTCTTCCCGACAGCGGCATCCATACCGTGGTGGTAGTACACATTCAAAGGAACTCGCTGCCCCTTGGCAACCGGGAAACCGTAGTCGGTTGAAGCGGTGAAGTAATCACCTTCAAGGTCGGCGGTCTTAGTATCGCCAAAGCGCACAAGGTAGCCCTTGACGTAGCCTAACCGGTCGCTCTTGATACCGTCTACGGAAGATGTCAGCAAGTCCATGGCTCCACTATCCCACAGTGCATTTTTCATAGGTAGGTCGTTAGAT